TGATTGAGCGGAAGACGGTATTGATTGAAGCCATTGGGCGTTCTCCTTGATTAAGAATAGATGGGGTTAGCAACGTGGTGATCGATGACATCCATCATCACAGCGTAGCGGGTGGTGCCAGTTTCCTGAGCGTAAACATTGGCGAAGTGACGAGCCAACTGGTAGTAGCTCTCAGCCTCATAATCACTGCGATTTGCCTTGCAGCGGATATGCATGCGATAGGAAGCAACGGCGTTATTGAAGTGGGTCATTGAAAACTCCTCTCAAAGGTTGTTGGCGCGAACGGCGTAAGCACAGTCATTGCGCAGTCGAGCCTCGCTCACGGCGAAGGCCATCTTGGGCCGTGGTTCATGCAAGAACCAAGCGGCAGAAATGAAGATCAAAGCAAACAGGATAAAGCCCATTGTGTGTCCTTTCGAATGAAACCATGACAACGGCAACCAGATAGCTGCCGCTCTCGAATTGTCTCACTCCAACCACCTCTGTCGTTCTCTACCCTGATCACTCTGGAAAACCTCAGCGGACATCACTTGTGGAAGGTGATGCTGACTGACAGCGTCAGGTCCGATACCAAGCCGCGTTTAACGACGACTGACTGAACATCGGTGGTGCACTCTGTTTGGTAGAAAGCCCAGTCTTTGTGGGGAAAGAAGATTGTCGGCGTGTTGCCCGATCAACCGTCCGCTAGGACCGAAGCTGCTTTCCGAAGTCGAAACCTCGTGTCTGGCCTTGCGAGCCTTTATGTCAATTCCCCGAAAGCGGAGGGGCGAAAGCACTGAGGGGCAGGGGGATGAAACCGCGAGCACCCGTTGCTTCTTAGAGTTAGATAAGCGATCTAGATTACCTAGTCAACCCCTATTGTCCCTTATTTTCCCTTATTGTTAGAGGAAGATCAGGAAACACCAATAAAACAAGGGATATCGTGACAAGAAAAAGTTTAGGGTGTAGACTGTGGATTAGTTCAATTGCACTTTTCTGGGGGATCGCTTGGCCTCAGATCAGGTGCCAGATCAGGGGTGATTCGCAGGGGTCAATGATGCAAGCTACAGAGGCCCAGTATTATGTTAAATTCCAGAAATGGAATGTGAAAAACCACGAAAGCCAAGCGCAGCGTCGAGGTCAATATGACAACCAATAAAGATAAGCCAAAGCTCAAGGTAGTGAGTAGTACAGGTAAGAGTAATACAGGCACTAGAAAGAAGAGTGCCACCAACCCAGACACAGGTCTAACAGACAAGCAAGAAACCTTTGCAATGCTAGTGTTCGAGGGTACCAACTTTAGTGATGCATACAGACAGGCATATGATGCCAGTAACATGAGTGCAGCAAGCGTTCATGTGGAGGCATGTAAGCTCGTTCAACACCCCAAGGTTTCACTAAGGATTGATAGGCTACAGCGGGACAGAGAAGCGGAGCAGCGCATGCAGAGGCTCTCTCGAAGTGAGAAGCTGATTTCAAAACTGGAAGACATCGCCTTTCGCGATGGTGATGCAGACGGTACGCAAGTCAGAGCGTTGGAGCTACTGGGCAAGAGCATGGGCATGTGGATCGACAAGGTGGAAACCGAGGACAAGACCGAGCGCACCGAGGAACAGTTGGAAAAGGAAATCCAAGAGAAGCTGAAACGCCTTGGCATCGCATAAGTTCATTCGCACTTTTTCCTCATTCTGATTTCTGGGTGATCCGATAATAAGTATTATGTTAAGTCGGCTCGCCCATCGCAACTCAGACGGAACGCGACCCCCCACCTACCCCCACCCCCGCATCACGCTAGGCGTACCTGCATGCGCGTATACATGATGTTCCACACAAACAATTATCTAATCCTCACAAAGAGACCCCCCCTATAAAGTTCAAGAATCAGAAGTGCCTGTGAAGGAATTGGTAGACTTATGCGCCAGCATGCGAAGGAATCCTATACCCCTATATATAATATATATAATAATATAATATATATCTCTCTCTTTCAGAGAGAGTAATATATATAATATATATATACTATACGCGCGCGTAATGTTATTAACTATTAGGCACTAACTTATCCCTACTAGTGCTTATGGTAGGCATCGCGAATCCACCCATTGCGATGTCTACCGCTTGGGTGAAAGGGTTAAGAATTGAAGTACGATCAGATACTACAGCAATTACAGGGCTTGTCTCTAGAAGAGCAGGCTGACTTACTGTCGGACCTAGAGCTACTTGAAGAGATAAAGAACAAGAAAGCAGCTAAGACTGACTTCATGGCATTTGTTAAGATGATGTGGCCTAGCTTTATTGGTGGTAGGCACCACAAGATTATGTCTGAAGCATTTGAGCGTGTGGCACGGGGTGAGTTGAAGCGTTTAATTATCAACATGCCCCCTCGTCATACGAAGTCTGAGTTTGCAAGCTACTTGTTTCCCGCTTGGTTTCTCGGTCAGTTCCCTGAGAAGAAAGTTATTCAGACGGCACACACTGCAGAGTTGGCTGTAGGTTTTGGCCGTAAGGTTAGAAACTTGATCCAAGGTGAAGACTTCCAAAAGGTCTTCAAGGGAATAGAGTTATCTTCTGACTCAAAGGCTGCTGGTCGTTGGAACACAAACATGCGAGGTGATTACTTTGCTATTGGTGTTGGTGGTGCTGTAACTGGTAAGGGTGCTGATGTTCTAATCATTGATGACCCACACTCAGAGCAAGATGCGCAGCAAGGTCAGTTTAACCCAGAGGTTTATGATCGCGTTTACGAATGGTACACCTCTGGTCCTCGTCAGCGTTTGCAGCCTGGGGGTGCAATTATTATTGTTATGACTCGCTGGTCAAAGCGTGACTTGACGGGGCAGATCATCAAGAAGTCTGCAGAGCGGAAAGGTTCTGATGAATGGGAGGTTATTGAATTCCCAGCATTGATGCCGTCAGGAAAACCACTGTGGCCTGAATTCTGGAAGCAAGACGAGCTTGAAGCAATCAAGGCAGAGATTCCAGTATCGAAGTGGTCTGCGCAGTACCAGCAAGACCCGACATCCGAAGAGGGCGCTCTGATCAAAAGGGAGTGGTGGCGTGAATGGGAAGGAGCATCACCACCGCCATGTGAGGCTATCATCCAATCTTGGGACACGGCATTCCTAAAAACGCAGCGTTCTGACTACAGTGCCTGCACAACATGGGGAATATTCCATCATCCAGATGACGATGGGCTTATGGCTCCCAACTTAATATTGCTTGATGCATACAAGGAAAAGCTGGAGTTCCCAGACCTAAAGCAAGCAGCATATCAGAAGTACTGGGAATACGAGCCAGACCAGCTTGTTGTGGAAAAGAAAGCGTCTGGTGCTCCATTGATATTCGAGCTTAGAGCTATGGGGCTTCCTGTCACAGAGTTTACGCCTTCCAGAGGACAAGACAAGATCGCAAGGGTTAATGCTGTCACTGACCTGTTTGCCAGCGGGGTTGTGTGGGCACCACCAACTAGGTTCGCTGAAGAAGTTATGGAAGAAGCCGCATCCTTCCCAGCGGGAGAGCATGACGACTATGTTGACTCAATGACACAGGCACTGATACGGTTTAGACAAGGTGGATGGATTAGAACTCCAACAGATGAATGGGATGATGAGCCATCATACAGAAGACCAGTGGCATATTATTAACTGTTCTGTTATAGTTCAGTTGAACTTTTGCAAAGGATAAACCATGGCAATCGAAAAGCAGATGACGCCCTTTGATATCGAAGAAGATAATGAATCTATTGAAACTGAGGAGATAGAAGTAGAAATCATTAATCCAGACGCGGTTTCTATGGAGACAGAAGACGGCGGCATCATTATTGATTTTGAGGGTGGCATCACAGAAAACCTTCTTGGTGGCGAAGATCATGACTCAAACCTTGCAGAGTTTATTGATGATGAGACTTTACAATCTATGGCATCAGAGCTTGTATCTGATTTTCAATCCGACAAAGAATCAAGATCAGATTGGGCAAGAGCCTATGTTAAGGGTCTAGACCTTCTGGGCATGAAGGTCGAAGACAGGCAGCAGCCTTGGGCTGGAGCATCAGGAGTGTTCCACCCAATCCTCACTGAGGCTGTGGTCCGCTTTCAGGCTCAGGCAATGGGTGAAATATTCCCTGCGTCTGGGCCTGTTCGCACAAAAATTATTGGTAAAATTACTCCAGAAAAAACTGATCAAGCATCTCGTGTAGAAACAGAAATGAATTATCTGCTTACGGAAGAGATGACAGAGTACCGTGATGAAACAGAGCAACTTTTGTTTAAGCTGCCTATCGCAGGTTCTGCGTTTAAGAAAGTATACTATGATCCATTAATGGAGCGACCATGCTCTATGTTTGTTCCATCAGAAGATTTTGTCGTATCCTATGGTGCCTCTGACCTTCAGACATGTCCGCGATACACACATGTCATGAA